TCAAGGCAATCTATTCCAGCCATATGGCTATGCAGGCAACACGCTGGTTGATCTGCTTCAAACACGCAATATGCAGATGCCTGGTCAGGCTGCGCCCAACTTAGGATTATTTGGCAACCCAAGGGATTTTAGCTGATGGAAGTAGATATGGAAGCTGCTGACGCTGCCTATCAGGCATTGTCAGAGCAGGAAAAAGAAATTGTGCGCGAGGCGCTTGATAGCCCACTAGCAGCAGTGCTGTCCAAGATATTCCCGGACCTTATGGATAGCCTGGGGCAGTTCAACAGACCGCGCCGCAAGATGGATGCAGAAATGCGTCAGGTGGCAGCAGGGATGCTGATGCGATGAGTAGAAAAACATTTGTCTATAGAGATGGGGAACTAGTCGAAAAGACACAGGCCAACCGCAATGCTGGCCATAATATTATGCGCGACATAGAGCCGTATCAGAATATGAAAGATCGTGGCTGGATCACCAGCCGTTCACAGCACCGCGAGTTTTTGCGGCGCAATAACTTTGTAGAAGTAGGGAATGAGCAAAACCATTTATTCACATGACACAAACTGAAATGACGCTTGATAGCACTGACGCTGGCGTTGAGGCCGATGCCTCTATTCCAGCACAGCCAGCAAGGCCCGAAACAGTAGCCGAGACACTTGCTAAAACTCTTAAATCATTTGAAGGCGAGGGTGATGAGCCAGCAGAGGCAGAAGAAACCCTGCCAGAGCCGCCAGAGGCTGATGACCAGGCTGATAATGAGCCTGATGAGGCTGATGAGGTCAATGAGGATGAGGCTGAAGAAGAAACAGCCGAAGCCCCTGACCTTGAGCCTATGGCAGCGCCAAACCATTGGCCGAAGGATTTTGCCGCCAAATTCGAAGCCCTAGAGGCGCCAGCGCAGCATATGTTCATGGAGCGCTATAAGGATTTGGAAGGCGATTACACGCGCAAGACGCAAGAGATTGCCAAGTATAAAAAACGCAATGAGGCGTTTGATGAAATTATGCAGCCGTTCAAGGGAGACTTTGAACGCGCTGGTATGGATGAGGTGGGCGCAGTTCGACAACTGTTAGCCGCCCATGACTATCTGCGAAAAGACCCTCAAAACGCTATTGCCTGGCTTGCAAACCAGTATGGCGTGGATATGGCCGCAATCGGTAACGATCCAGCGGCAGAGGATGAATTTGCGGACCCACAAGTAAAGCAGTTGCAGCAACAAGTTGCCCAGCTTACTGGCTTTATTCAAAATCAACAGACACAGCAGCAGAGCCAAGTGCAGCAAAGCACACAGTCTCTAATTGACCAATTCGCAGCAGAAACTGATGCCAACGGCAATCCAAAGCACCCGCATTTTGACAGAGTGCGCGGCGTGATGGGGTCGTTAATCAGTTCGGAAAATGCCAAGGACTTGGCATCAGCGTATGAAATGGCGGTCTATGCCGACCCGGAACTACGTCAAGAGCAAGTCAAGGCAATGGCGGCAGCGCAATCACAGGACAATGTGAAAACCGAAGCCGTCAAGAAAGCGAAAAAAGCAGCCAGGTCAAAAGTCAGAGGCAGTGCATCACCAGCAGCACCAGCGCTCCCGGCTAACGCGTCTATTCGTGACACCATTCAGGCGTCAATCCGACAACTTGAAAATGGAAGGAATTAGCAATGGCTAGTCCAAACCTTTCAGAAATCGTCACGACTACCTTAATCGGGGTCATTGTTTAGCAATAAACAAAAGCAAACCATGTGAATTGCTGGGACACGCTAACGTCAAGTCGAGCGCAATCAGCAGCCAAGCCCATCAGGGAAGGTTCAGAGACTATCCGAAAGGAGTAGGCTGGAAGCCCAGCCGAAGCGCATGGCCCCTGCTATGCAGGGTGGAGATATAGTCCAAGCTGGCATGAGAGTGTCAGAAGTTCATAAGAGAACTGGTTGGCAATAGCGCCGCCAATCGAATGAAATGTGAGAAACAGGAGTCGGACCCTTTCTGACAACGTAAGCAACCACAATGCGTTGCTGCGTAGACTACGCGAGAACGGCAATCAAACGTCTGTGACAGGACGCGATATTGTCCGTGAACTTGAATATGCTGACAATGGAACTGTGCAGTTCTACAGCGGTTATGAAACACTTGATGTTTCACCAGCCGATGTTCTGTCGGCAGCAGTTTTTGACTACAAGCAACTTGCGGGAAATGTAACCATTTCTGGCCTGGAGCAAGTCAAAAACTCTGGTGAGCAAGCCATCATCAATCTGCTTGAGGCACGCATCAACGTGCTTGAAAAGTCAATGATGAACAGCCTGTCTACTGCGATCTATTCCGATGGAACTGGATCGTCAGGTAAAGAGGTTGGTGGCCTTCAGCTTATCGTGGCTGACGCAGGCACCGGCACCGTTGGTGGCATCAACTCAAGCACATTTACGTTCTGGCAGAACGTACAGACAACTGCAACGTCATCAGCGTTCAGTACCTCAAACGTGCAAGATGATATGAATACTATCTATCTTCAGCTTGTTCGTGGCGCTGACAGCCCTGACCTTGTGATGGCTGGAACAAATGCCTACAAAGCGTTCCTTGGGAGCCTTCAGGCTATCCAGCGGATCACTTCAGACGACCTGGCTAGATCAGGCTTTACGTCAGTTCAATACCTGAACTCAGACGTTGTGTTTGATTCGGCTTGTAACACCAACAGAATGTATTTCCTGAATACTGACTATCTCCGTCTTGAGGTAGCAGCATCGAGGGATTTCGTTCCGGGTGAAGCAAAAATGTCTGTCAACCAAGACGCTATGGTAACGCCAATGTTCTGGTCAGGAAATCTGACTTGTTCAAATCGCGCTCTCCAGGGCGTGATCCATACTTAGGAAAGGAGTTTGTTATGGCTTTAGCAGCAGTAATGGGCATTGACCCAACTTCAGTCGCTGACACTCCAGAGTTCCAACTGGGTCAGCTTGGTGCAATCATTGACGACACCAATGGCACACGCATGTACAAGTATCTGCAATATGATACTGGTTCTGCTGGTGCAGCGGCTGTCGCTGGTGAGGTCGCCTATTATTACACTTTAGATGGCTACAAGACCTTCAAGGTTACTAGCGATCTGTCCGATTCCGTTGAGGTCGGCGCGGGTGTAATTCAGGCAGTGATGACAGATGGGCAATATGGTTGGTTCCAGGTTTCTGGGGCAGCAACCTTGACCATTGCGTTGACCGCTGGTGCTGACGGTGATCCGTTGACACCAACCGGCGCGGCAGATGGTACGCTCGATGTCACGGCAGACGTTACAAGCAACGTATGCGCGATTGCTGGGGATATTTCAGATAAGGAAATTATCTGCATGTTCCCACTATAAACCACTGGGGGCAGGGCGCTGGTCTTGCCCCCAACTTAATCTAAACAATCGGGAGTTCTACCATGTCTGTCAAAGGCAGTTTTTTTGCACGCGAACTGAACGGCGAGAATAGAGATTTTTGCCGCATCACTATTGCCAATATGCGCGATGTATGGGAAGGCCCAGTGCGGCCAGAAGACATTGCACGCTTTTCAGAGGAGTGGGCCGCTTACAAGAAAAAGGCGAAGAAGAAAAAGCCCAAAGGCAAGGCGCTCACCAGCCTGCCTGGCATGACAGAGCCGCGCCGTTGTGAGTTAGAATTGAACAACATTGAGACGATTGAAGCCTTGGCAGCGGCTGAAGAAACGACATTGCGTAATATCGGTGAGCCATACGTTGAACTGGCCAAGATTGCCAAGCTGCAAGTCACTGCTGACAAACAAAAGGCTGACTTGGTTGAAGAAGTGATTGTAACAACCGAAACCCTTAAAGCAGTAAAAGAGAAATCAAATGAGCCTGTTGACGATAGCGCAGACGGTAGCTGACTACACCGGGTTTGAACGCCCTTCAACTGTGGTCGGTAATACTGACCCGATTGCAAGGCAGCTTCTGGTGTTCATCAACCGTGAGGGCAAGCAGTTAATGCGTGCTACCAACTGGCCAATACTGTCGAAAGAACACACATTTAACACGGCCAACGGTACACAGAACTATGCGCTGCCGACAGACTTTGACCGCTTTGTTTCAGGCACAGCCTACAACAGAACAGATTTAAACCAGTTGGCAGGCCCGATTACACCGCAGCAGTACCAGGCTGATCGGTTTGGAACTACCACTGGCGGCGTTGTTGAACGCTTCAGGCTCAAGCCAAGCAGCAATGCGTTGCGCTTTGATTTGACGCCTACGCCAACGGCAACAGAGTCAATAGGCTTTGAATATATCTCAAGTCATTGGAATCAGACCAGCGGCGGCACCTCACAAGCCGCTATGGCTGCTGATACTGATGTCGGCATACTGGATGAGGCATTAATTGAAATGGGCGTCACATGGCGTTTCAAGCAGAACCACGGCCTGGCATATGACGAGGATTTCAGGCAGTACCAGCTAGAACTGCGCCAGGCTATCAGCCGGTCAGGCGGTGCGCCAATTATTACAATGGATGACGCCAGAAAGTATCTGGTCGATCCGTATAGCTACAACCTACCAGACAGCGGATATGGCGGCTGATGTTACAGGCACTTCCATCATCTAGGGGCTATCGCGCGAAAGCAGCCTCTGTGCCAGCCCCAGTGGGTGGTTTGAACAGCCGTGACAGCATTGATGCCATGCCGCCTACAGACGCGCTCATAATGTCCAACTTTTTCCCAACCGTGGAAAAGGTGACACTGCGCGATGGCTATACATCGTTTTGCACAGGCGTTGGCAGCGGTAATGTTGAAACGCTGATTGAGCACAACGCTGGCGCAAACCGGCAGTTGTTGGCCATTGGCTCAGATGGTGTTTTGTATCAGATTGACAGCGGGTCAGCGGTGAGCAAAAAAACTGGCCTGGCAAATGGTCGGGCAGAGCATATTGAGTTTAACAATGTAACAGTGGTGGTGCCGTCTGGTGCCAATGTTCCATTTAGCTGGAACGGTTCTAGCGCGTCTGATCTGTCAATCACACTGTCAGATAGCGTTAATGCCAACACGCTGACCGGCGTTCACGCTCATAAGAACCGTGTCTATTACTGGACCGGCACAAGCCAGAACTTTTATCATAGCGCCACGGTGGACACATTCACCGGCAACTTTACCAAATTTCCTGTTGGTCTGGTCGGTACATTCGGCGGCAACATCATAATGATCAACACCCTGACGATCGACGGTGGTGAAGGGGTCGACGACCTACTGTGCATCAT